CCCCATTTGGGGCCGTCAGGCTGCTGGAAGACACACCAGTAGCTGTCATTATGAGCCCTCGGTCTTACGACGGAGAGACCATATGGGTGTACGGGACTATAACGAGCCAGACGAAACGGAACCAACATGTTGGGAGAACCCCGACATGTCCGGAGGTTGCCCACAGCAGTTTACTCCTAGCTGCGGTGATGCGCCCTCAGGTTATATGGTTACGTCAGTCAAACGTGGACACTACTATGGTGTCACGACTCCCAACTACTTCCAAAAGAAGCGGTCTGGAGCTTGGCTTCCTTTAAATCCCTATACAAGGTGGGACTACTCAGGAGAACATCCCTTGAGTAAGTTCACACTGTCGTATAACACCTCGTGTCATGGCGTGAATGTCGTTGCGACAAACACGCACACCGGCCTCCGTTGCCCCGCATGGTTGTGGGGTGACGGTGGGGTTCAGAACACTCCCGATCCTTGGGAGGGTTTTGATACCGATGCACTGATACTCGCCGCTTTGGCGAATGTCCTTCCGAACCTCGACGTGGGTACTACCCTTGTTGAGTTGGAGAAGACCGTAGATATGGTAGTGCATGCCCGGAAGAGCGCCGCAGATTTAATTCGCGGTGCACTTAGTGGCGGGAAGCGGACCGCAAAGTCCGCATCCAACGCTTGGCCCGAATGGAAGTATGGTTGGGAGCAACTTGGCCGTGACATTGGCAATGTCTACGGATATGTCAAGAATCCCAGTCTTCCAGGTCGGGTAACTGGCCAATCGGGGGATAGTGATACCTCCGAGGAGACAGTTGTCCGCCCTTTTGGGTGGACCACAGGCGCTGGGACCACTACTTACAATGTAAGTAGTGATCGATCGGTTAGAGCGCATGTCATTGCGCAGTTGAAGGGCAAAACCCTTAACTACGTGATGGATCCGCTCATCACCTCTTGGGAGATCATTCCATACAGCTTCGTTGCCGATTGGTTTGTTAACATCGGCACCGTTTTGGCTGCGTGGAAGGTCCTCGCCCTGGTAAACAGGGTTAGTGCCTCGCTAGGGGCACAGGTGACTGTTACTTCGATAGGGACTATTGAGGTCACAGGGCCGGGGTCCAGTCAGTTGTATTTCAACCAAGCTGGATCAACTACCTGCTACGAAAGGTATGTAATGCGGAAACGAATTCCCGCTTATATACCTGCCCTCATTCCGTCATTAACCGTTCACCTATCTTCGGCTCGCATCCTTACGGGTGCTGCCTTGCTAGGTCAACGTATCCTGTAACATACCAGGAGGTGTGTAATGGCATCTTTTGCCACGGTGATCCAAGAATTCTCTGATAAGGAGAATAATCGGACCTACATGGTGTCCGGCCACACGGTATCCAAACCGCGACTGGTTATCCAGAAGCGTAAGGTACCGGCCACCGCCGATGCGAGTTGTGAATCGCACCTGATGGTGGTTTATGGGACCGAAGATGCAGCGGGTTCCCCGCTTCCGTCTAAGGTCGTCTTCGATGCTGGCGTTCGCTATCCTGCGAACGGCGACAGTGCGGATGTGGCGGAGGCCCTTGCGGCCTTCCGCGACTTCGTGGCTTCCGACGAGTTCACCGTCCTGGTGAACTCGCAGGCGTATGTCCAGTAAGGCGGCAATTCACATTGCCGCTTTCTTGACCCTCGTCGTATTTCTCGTCGAGGATCAGGGCATACGACATAAGGTCGTGTCTTTCCTTCTCTGGGTGGCGCGTCACTTTGCCACGTTTTGAGAAGTGCGACCTCATGTAAGTCTCCGTTCTGTCTTACTATAGGAGTATTCGCGATGAAACCCCTACCGAGCCGTTCTCGGAATCATCCGAGACTGAATCCTTTCGAGGTTGCTCGTTACCTGCTCGAAGACTTGCTCCCTCCCGAAGACCCGATGTACTCCAAGGTCTTAGGGATGATTCGCGCTAGGGATGTTCCTACCCTGGCGAAACTTGGCGAGATCCTTGATCATGAGTATCACGATCAGGACATGTGGTCTGTAGCTACCCTGCGAAGGATAGCAGCGTTGTTTAAGAAAAACGACGCTTTTGCAGACGACGACAGGTGTTCTAAGGCAGCTCAGTTTTCTTTTGAGCGTGCCGAACGGATCTGTCGTATCACCAATAGGCGGCTTGACCACTTCTACACGCACCGGGATAGGTTACCCAGTGATGTGAATCGGTGGATGAGCCGCATGGAACAAGATGTATCGTTCCTGCTAGGTGACACATGCGAATTTACCGACGCAATGCCGGAGTTAATTCGTCTGACCAATGGAGCAACCGAGGACCGGACGCGTGCTACTTCTCTACCCTTCAAGAAGATTACGAAGGTTTTGAGAGGTCCGCATGCGGCCGTTCCGTACGTTGGTGCTCTACTCGAGAAGTATGGGGTAGAGTTCTCCTCCTGCACATACGAGTGCGTTGAGCGCAATGCCATCGTCCTCGTTCCGAAGAACTGGAAGACTCATCGCACTATTGCGAAAGAGCCAACTCATTCGCTCCCATTCCAGCTCGCGCTGGACCAGTACCTTAAGCGTAAGCTGAGGCGCTGGGGAGTTGATCTGAGTTCCCAGGGCAAGAATCAGGATCTGGCTCGCCTTGGCTCCCTGGATGGGAGCTTTGCGACCATCGATCTTGAGATGGCGTCGGACACCTTAAGCTTTAACGCTGTCGGGTGGCTGTTGCCGTTTGAGTGGTTCGAGCTTCTAAAGTCGTTCCGCTCATCTTGCTATGTGGCTCCTTGGGGGTCGGGCGTGTACTCGAAGTTCTCCTCTATGGGGAATGGGTATACGTTCTCTCTCGAGACCCTAATCTTCGCTGCTGCCTGCCGTGCTGTTGGTTGCCAACAGTGGGCCGTGTACGGGGACGACATGTGTGTCGAAACCCGCCACGTGACAGATCTTGTCAGGCTGCTAACCTTCCTTGGTTTCAGGGTGAATGGCGCAAAGTCATTCATATCCGCTGATTCGCGATTCCGTGAGTCATGCGGCTGCGATTACTACAAAGGGGACTTAATAACTCCCTTTTATATGCGCGAACTTCCTCGTTTGGATGATCGCCCATCGGTATCGCATGCCCTGAACGGCCTCATAGCTTCGTGCTATGGCTCGGGTCGAGTATGGACTTGGGCAAGTCGGCTTTGTGCTGACTTGGGACTCCGCATCGTTCCTTTCAACGGTGATTCGCGTTCCGGTGTCTGGATGACACCGAATGGAGCGTGGAGGAGTGGAAGGTTGAGAACGTCCCGGACCAGACACGAGGATCCATCGAGGAGCCAAAATTTCGGCTTCCCGGTGTTCCGCGGATATGGTCCAGTGCAAACGCGTCGTGAGACGCGAGGAGAGCGATCACTGTTCCTATGGTTCTTGCAAAAGAACCGGCAGATCGGTGAGTCGCAGCCACGGAGCCTTAAACAGCGGGGGTCAGATGTTCTCTTGGCCCTTAATGCAGTGGCTCTGAGTGACATGGGTTGTGACACAACTGTCACATCTCGCGTCATCGTACGGACCCGTTACCTCCATAAAAACGAGGTACGGTATAGTCCGGCACCAATGACACCGGCCTACCTCTTCCTTTGGGACGAGGTAGTTTCCGGGATAGGAACGCCGCGTAAGCCGCGAACCTAAGTCATCC